ATTTATCAAAGTATGTATCAAACTCTTTATTGTTTCTTGCTTCGGCAGGATAGATGTTGAAAAGTTCTTTGTAACGTTTTTCAAAATTGGCAATCACACCATCCATGTGCAGATAGATACAACTGATTCTACGCATAGTCTCTCAAACTTTCTTTTAAAATGTTTTTGAATTTTTGTTTATCGTAATGTATAAACGGTGTGTATTTTTCAATTTTTCTTTTGTATGTTGGCCAAACAACATCGTCTGTTATTTTTTTAGACCACATCGGTAAGAAATTCATAATATCATTCAATATACAAACCGTTTCGATACTTACATTACCATAAGTCATTTCTTTCAACAATAATGGATATTGTCCATCTTCAACCATCAACATTTCATTTGGTGATTGTGTTGCGTTAAGTAGTCCTATTATATCTTGTTCAAAACGGTAAGTCAAGCTCTGGTTTCTTTTTTGCCATTTCTTGTAATTTTCTTCACCGTCATTACCAGATATATCGCCTACCCAATTCACATTAGTTTCCAAAAAGTTGGCAATATAAAAAGACTTCAAATCATCTATGTTATACTTACGTGATAGTTTGTAAAAGGAATACTTTGCTTTATTGTTTGCAAAGTTGTCCTTTGATACGTTGGTCTTTCCGTTATAACGAAAAAAATCGTAAGAATCAGAAGTAAAATGAAGTTTAATGCTTTGATAGAGGGCATATGCTTCGAATCCTGTTGTTTCTGTCACACTACAAATCCTTGATTAAAATTATTTTTTTATTTTCACCTGTTGGTTTAACAAATAATTCTTTCAGTTCTTCACCTGTGTGCCATTTCATAGAAGATGATTTGTGTGCAGGTAGTCCAGCAGTTTCACCGATTTGTTTCCAATTATCGGCTAGATATACTGCACCATTTTTACCTGCACCTACAAAAGGTAATTATACACTTAAGTTCATTACCATATTTTTCTTTCCATGCATCTGGTGCTTTTTGTCTAAGTTGTTTTAATACTTGTGTGCCAGCATTTTTGATTCTTTTACTGAAACAGAAACGCCAGTTATTGGCAATACTATTGAAAGCTACTTTGTATTCTTGCTTAGACATTCCAAGATGCCTTAATATATCTTTTGGTGGTGGATACACAGAAGAACCTAATCCAATCATACCAATACATTCAGGTAGAATCATATCTTCCTCTTGGTAATATATCAACCAATCTATTCTCCTACCAACGGATGAGTTTGTCGGCACATATGAATGATTGTTTTCAATGATGTTTTTCACCAGTTCTTTTTGTTCTGGTGTTTTGACCTGTGTCAATTCAATCATATTGGCAATTTAGAACTTTTCTTTAATAGATTTAAGTCTTGTGCTTCCTCTCTAATCTTGGCCTTTAAGGCACTTGATACTAGAGAAGATGCAACATCTAGTTCCATACCAGTTTCTTCACAATGATAAATGATTGCTTCCATGTGAGAACATTCCAGTTCTGCACTTTTTTTACCAATCATTTCACTAAATTCATTAATCTCTGTTTTTGTCGGCACGTTCAAGCTTTCGTATAAAAAATATGGTTTCCAATTGTTCTCACAGGTCGAATGTTTGACCAACCTGGATGAACATATGTTGCATGGTAAAACATTGCACGTGCCTTGGCAAGCTCTCTGTGTAATACGGATTCTCTGATTGCTCTTTTGGCAATATACAAACATTCTTCCCAAGCATATTGGTTTCTTACTGGACCAACTTTTTCACAAGTCCATGTAAATTGGCATGTTTGACCGGTCTTTTGGTAAACAACACCACAAAAATCTTTTGGAAATGGTCCGCCATGATTTGCACGATTGATTGTAACCTGTGCTACGGCCAATTTTCCTTCATGTGGTTCCATTGCAGCCTCATAGTAAATGTTTTTGGCCATGCAAAGGATTTGTTGATTTATATCAGCACTAACTTGCTGTTGTAAATCTGGTTGTGCTTGATATGCCTTTACAGGCAAAAATAAAATAGATAAAGATAAAATTAAAGTCGGTAAGAACTTCATTTGTCCTCCTTGTGTGTGTAAAGGGGCCTAAGCCCCTAACCCTCAGGTAGATTTCTTTGTAGACAGAACTTTTGTGGTTGGTTCTGGTGATTGAATATTAGAAACGAAGCCGTTTAGTGTTTGGGCTTTGTTGATAATATCTTGTTCTGAGGGGATTGCTGGCAAAGCCGGATGTTCAGGTGGTGTTTCACCTTTGGCCTTTGCAGTATCGCATTTGATGTTCCAGTCTTGTGAAAGACGGTCTCTTTCTGCGTTGTATGAATCATATAACATGTCTCTCGCCATTTTTAATAGTTCAAGACGGATCTCAAAAGGTGTCATGTTTGACATAGTTTTCTCCTAATTGTGTTGTGTGTAAGTGTAATGATGATTTATTTGTGGGTTTCATCAAACCCATATACTTATTTATGAAACTCCACACCGTCATATTCTGGAATACCCAGAATTGACCTTGATACATCAAGAATGTATATCAATCTTCGTTGTTTCGATTTGTTGTATGCACTATGCATTTGTCCATTGTCAAAACCAAATAGGTCTGACCAGTCTACTTTTGTGGTAATAACCTCGAAGCATACATCACCTTCTGGAACAATTAAAGGTATGTGTATACGAATGGTTTTGTGTGATGAGTTTTCAATATCAGCGTGAGGTTCAATCACACCACCGGCATCCAAAATGCTGTAACCACTACAACCATATTTTGGTGTGAAATATTTTTTTGTTAATGCTGATGCTGTAGGGAAAAGACTTTGTATTTTTTCTTCTAAGAAGAAGTTATATTCAACATTTTGTTCAGGATAACAATAACGTAATCCTTCAACTTTCCACATTTGCTTTTCGGATTCATTTAATGTTGTGTATGGATTAGCAGCCGCATAAGAAACACCACCTTTGAATGTGGTAAAAAAATCTGTATGATGCGCCAAGAATTCATCACGCAATTTTGGTGCTAATTCCATCAACTCATCAGCAATTTTTATTTCATTTCTATACCAAATAGACTGCATTACTCCTCCAAATTAATGGTGGGTATTCTGTTACGAGGAACCCACCGAACCCTAGTCAGCGTTTAGGCTGCCAATGCGAACTTTTCATCGTTTGCGTTTACTTTGATTTGCTTCTTCGGCCGAGTATCCTCAACCCTAACGGCTTTAGCTTTACCGATTCTCCATTTTTATACTCATCACCTTGTCGAAACCTG